CAATAACACCGCCTCCCCCTCCCCCCACGATCAGCACGTCAGCGAAGCCCGCCGTGGAAACAGTCAGCGTGCCGTTACCCGTAAACGAGAAATAGTTATACGTGAACCCACCATCCGTATACGTACCCGTAGGAGTACCGCTAATCACAGCGTTACTAGGACTTGTTACCCGCGAGAGACCGGAACGCTTGAACGAACTAACAGCCATGTCAGGTGATCTCCGTCAAAAACGCACTAAACCCAACCGTCGAAGCAGACGACGACACACGCAGATACTTCTCCGGGTCAAGGCACACACCAAGCGTCAACGCAACCGTGTCATTACCAGCAACCACAGCGTCATACACAATAAACTCCTGATCCGCAGGAGTACCAGCAGTAGCATCCGTACCGATACGCACCGTCACGTCAGACGACGCACGGTTAGCGATAACGATAGAAGAAATCACCGCCTCAGTAGAAGCCGGAGTCGTGTACAACGTGGCATACGTGCCCGTGCTAGACGTGCCATTAACCTGCGAGAACTTGTAAGCATTAGCCATGAAACTAACCTCCCATCAAAAAGAATGAACTGAAATCTCCACCGCCAGCAGCAGCAGCCCAAGAAACACCCGTACTGGCGTTAGAGTCAGCAGTCAACACGAAACCATTAGTGCCAACAGCCACGTTATCCACCGCACCGTTACCGGTAGCGGCAATAAGGTCACCCTTAGCGGTGACAATGGACGGGGCAATAAACCCAGTACCATTAATGAAAGAGTTAGGTTCATCGAAATCGCGGGCAGACACACCATGATTCACGGCAGCACCCGCATCATGCGACTTAGCAGTCGTACCATCCACGGCGCGGGTCACCGTCAACGTGGTGCCGGAACGGTTCGTCACCTCAACGACTTCCTCATTCACCGTGTCCTGGTCAATGATCAGGGTGTACGGGAACGACGCGGGCCAACCAGACACAGCCACCACACCGATAGTGGTAGTAGAGTCGTTGATACCCGTCGATAGTGTCGTTCGGGCCGCAGTAGACGAATAGTATCTACGTGCCATATGTTCTTCCTTTACCTAGCGGGTGTAGTAACTACGGACGGGGAACAGGTTCTGCAAACCGCGAGTCTCCTCAGCCAAACGAACCTGGTACATTTGCAGCAAGAACCTGGACAGGGATGCTGCATTGTTTTGGTTACGTGGCTGACCGGAGTAGTCCGCTTCAGCGGACTGGCCCGACAAGTGTGCCGAATCAAAGTACGGTGTCAGGCGGTACGCTGCACCGAAACGGATAAGGTCCTCACACGACGACGGCAAACCAGTCACCGTGGAGAACTGGTCACTGTCATTCACAAGGGCAGACGGTTCCTTCGTGAACACAACTTTCATCGCTGCGCCAGGAACGATAGAGTCATACACGTTCAACGTGACACCAGTGGAGAACACTGACGTGGCAGCGTGCTTATCGACACGCAACCTGCGCACAGGCAGCCACTCCTTCGACGGGCCAGTGGTCCGCCATGACACTTGCAGAACATCCAACGCCCCAGCAGGCAGCGCGTACGTGCTGATAGCAGGCTGGAACGTGATCGTCGTCTCACCAACCGCAAACAACTCGGGGTACACGGAGATGATTGCGTCATTGATGGCCTGTTTCACCATCTGTCGCGGGAACATCGGTGACGACACGACACGAACACCAGGAGCATACCCGGCAGCCGTGGTGCCACGGAACCCGCGACCATACGGGGGGACAGTGATAGTCTTGGCGGACGAGTCGATAGAGTCAACCCAAATGATCTCGTCACCAATCTCCACAATACCCCGAGAGATAGCGGTCACGTCATTCACCGACAACACAGTCGCTGACGCGGTAGCGGAAGCAGTCAAGTACGTGGCCTGATCCTGCAGTGTCGTGTAACCGTACAGTTGCATCAACGTCTGATCAGTTAACTGGCTAAACGTGCTCATTCAGTCACTCCGCATTCACGAAACGTGCAGTGTTCTTGTTTACGATCATGGACGCCGGGGGCATAGTATTTGCGTCATACGGACGACCCAGGCGACGAGAAGCAGTCTCAGCCTGACGTACCTTTTCAACAGTAGTCCCTTCAGGCTGGATGCCGTTACGCCTAGCAGTCTCATACGCGGCTAGGTCACTCTTCGTCTTCGACCACATAGACGCCAGGCTTGACGTTGCGGTTGCGTTAATTACTGGGTTAGCGGAACGCAGACACTCAGCATACGATGCGTGGTCCTGTGTCCTGCAGCCTGTGCGGCAGTTATTCGACAACAATGTATTGTCCGTATCCTGCCGCGATAACAGCGGCCTCTTCAGTGTCATCCAGTATGTTCGTTGCGCCACCACGGAAGTAGTAGTCCGCGTCAGCGATCTCTTCCTGCGCCGGGAACGTGGACAAAGTGCCCACGGTTCCAGTGATCAGCAGTGCCTGACCGTTATCAATCGGGTACCGCTTCAGCAGAATATTGTCCGTGTACGCCAGTTCGATAGTGGGCAGCACCAAGTACTTTGATGGCACGTACACGGTGGCCTCTAGTTCTGACGTGAACTCCATCGGCCTACCGGCAGCGTCCTTCACCAGCAGCAGAGTGCCCACCATGTTAGAGTCGGCAGACATTGGCTGACCGGACACGAACTGGACACGTGTCGATGTGGCTGTCAGGTTAGAGGAGGCGATTACGATGCTCGCTGCCGCGTACACGATCTTCACCTCAACGGTGAGCGTCACCTCGGCGGACATGCTCGCTGAAGCGAACAGCACACCGACACCGTTGGCCGTCAAATTAGACGCAACCGACATGCTGGATTCCGCAAACGCAGTAATGTTCGCTGCCGCCGTAACGTTAGAATCAGCCGTTAAAGCAGCCGCACCATCGAACTGTTGCGGTAAACCAAGAAGTGAAACTACCGGGTCGGTAATGTCAAACATTACGACAGGCTAAGAGTCACCGACGAAGAAGCAAACTGGACAGTATCGCCAGAAGAAACGGTACGAGAAGCAGTCAAAGGGCCATACGCTAGACGCTTAGGCGAACCGGCGTTGTCCCAAATTTCAATCCCAACCACCGTGCACGCAGGCATACCGGTGAACGAGATAGCGGCATTGTTGCTGATAGACCCAGATGATGCCGCGTCAAACGCGATAGTCTGACGGGCATACGACCCGCCAGTGACCTCAGTGCCAGGGGCAGAGTCGGAACCGTTAGCGGTCATCAGGGCAAGTTTCACGGGCGTGGTGACAGTGTACGCGGAAGTACCCACCAGCGCGTCAAGCAACTGATTCTCAATAGTATCGGGCAGATTGTCAGCCACGCTGAATCCTTATCTTGTAGAAAATATAGACCGTTGCGTGGAGGCCACACCCGCTATGTGATGTGGCCCCCACAACCATGCAACTAGGCGATGGACGAACCGGACTCAATCCGGTACAGGGCGGCGTCACGGTAGACGGCCCAACCCTGAAGCGAGTACCACCCGACGGGGCGGAAACGCATCAACTTGTCGACCACGGGACCGATCACGACACCCGGCTCAACAGCGGTCGCCTCAGCGAGCGCCTGCTGGCCTGCGATAATCGTGCGGTACACCTTCGCGGACGCGGTGCCGTCATTGGCCGTGTACGCACGCGGGGTCTCCACGACGTATGCACCACCAAACACGCCAGTCGTCGCGTTGAGGATGTTCCCAACGTTCGGGTCCGTGTACTTACGGATGTCCTCGAACGAGAGAGCGCCAGTCTCCGAACGGAGATCGTGCGCAACCTCAGGGTGCATGTATGCTGCGTACAGCATGCCCTCACGCGGGATCGCGTTAGCGGCACGCATCTTGGCGACAGCCTTGCGGATGTACTCACCCTCGATGATGTCGGTCGCGGTGATACCGGAAGTGGCAGTGTTGCCAGTTCCCGCGTAGATCACGTTGGTGCCGGTGATGAGAGTGGACACAACCAACTTGTCGATGCTGTCGGCCATGTTGTAGGCAACAATGTTGGCGATAGCCGGGTCCACGTCACTGAACGCGAACTCACCCAACTTGCGGGTGTTGAGGACGGTGTTGCCGTACTCGTTCAGCGTCACGGTGACAGTGTTCACGTCCGACAGGGCCACAGCGTTCGGGTCAACAGTCTCAGTGAGAGTGCTGGTCGCCGCTGCGAGATCCTGGTAGAGCGAGAACACCACGGACGAACCAGGCATAGCCTGCTGCACGGGACGCTTGTCCGCGAGGTTGCGGAACAGCGGTTGCGAACGGAGAGCGAACTCAACGTAGCGGTCGTAAGCGGCCTTGACAAGACCAGCCATTGCGGTAGTCGAAGTGTATGCTGACATAGTAGTGTTTCACCTCCTTGGTGAATAGATTGATTGGTTACTTGTTTTGAGGCTATACAGCCTGCGGACCCATAGAGTTCCCAAACAGCACCCGATTAAGTTCCTCGGGTGTAGATGCTGCACGAATCAGCGCATCCAACTGGTTGGGATCACCAGAGTAGGTTTCACCGGACTGCTGCGTTGCAGCGATACGGTTGATGGCCTGCAGTTCTGGACTTGGAGCCGCAGGTTGCTCCTCGCTTGCGGCCTGGACACCGAACACGTCACCGTACTCGGACACCCACGCCTCAACCTCCTCAGCGGAGGTAACGTCCTCGGGGATGAACTTGGAGATCTTCTCCGGCAGCCCCTTGGACGCTAGCACGTCCTTGACTGAGCGTTCACGAAGGCTGTTCTTCATGGCCTGCAGTTGTTCCTGCAGTTCCTTTTTCTGCTTCTGTGCCTCCTTGTAGGCTTTCCGCAGTTCCTTCATAACGTTTGACTGATTCTGAGCGTCCCCAAAAT